GTGCTTGAGAACTTTTGGATCATTGTCGGCACTATTGAAGCTATCACAACTATTGTACGCAAGGTTCGTGGACAAGCTATCAAGCCTATTCCACGTGAAGTATCCGAGCGTAATATTTTTGAAAAGATTGCCAAGCGTTTCAAATACTTTATTGATAGTGAAGATGGTTTTGGTCTAGAGAATACTAGATCATTACTTGAGGGTGATAGTATTGACCACTTGATTACTATAGGTGAATCAGTTAATCGTACCAAAGAAAATACATACAGAGAACATATTGTCCCTTGTATTATGATTTATAATCAAGCAGTGACAATGACAATGGAAAAAGCTTCAATAACTGAAGTAGCACAAATGATTAAAACCAATCTTGCAATTGTTTTAATTACCAATGAAGAGGCTAACTTATTAGACAATGAAATGGATATGCAAACTACAATGCCCGAAGGATGGAATTTTGGTGATAGCATTTTTGCTAGGCTAACTTCTGCCCAAATTCAATTGAAATAATCTAAATAGTAGTATATAATAAACACATGACAACATACGCACTCATCGATACTGCAAATACATTCTTCCGTGCTAGGCACGTTGCGTCACGTTCAAGTACATTGGAAGAGAAGATAGGCATGGCCCTTCACTTAACACTTGCGTCAGTTAATCAAGCTGTTCGCAAATACGGAATCGATCATGTTGTATTCTGTTTAGAGGGCCGCTCGTTCAGAAAGGATCTCTATGCTCCATATAAAAAGAATCGTGTAGTAGATGCTATGTCTATTACTGAGGAAGAAGCCGAAGAGTCAAAAATGTTTTGGGAAACGTATGAAAAATTTACAACTTTCATTAAAGACCGAACCAACGTATCTGTGCTAAGGCATGAACGTGCTGAGGCAGATGACATGATTGCTAGATTCATTCACTTGCACCCTGACGCCACCCACTACATACTTTCAACAGATGGAGACTACCAACAATTAATCAGTGAAAACGTGATGCAATATAATGGGGTGACTAATGAACTAATCACACTAAAAGGCTACTTCAAAGAAAATGGTAAGCCCGTCATTGATAAGAAAACTAAAGAGCCTAAACTACTAGAAGATCCCGAGTACGGCTTATTTAAAAAAATTATCAGGGGTGATTCAGGTGACAACGTGTTCAGTGCTTTTCCGGGCTGTCGTGAGAAAGGTTCTAAGAACAAAGTAGGTATCATGGAAGCGTATGAAGACCGTCACAAGCAAGGGTTCAATTATAACAATCTGATGCTTCAGCGTTATATCGATCACGATGGTAATGAGGTTCGTGTTAAAGATGCGTTTGAGCGTAACAAAACCCTCATTGATTTAAAGGCACAGCCTCAAGAAATCAAAGATGCAGTTGACCAGCGTATACGTGAAAGTGTCCGTGTCAATACTGTTCCTCAAGTGGGACTACATTTTATGAAATTTTGTGGTCGGTATGAGTTAACTAAGATTAGTGAGCAGGCGGAAATATATTCAAAATGGTTGAACAGTCCTTATACAGGTAAACTGGCATGACCTTTACTGCTCCTGAAAAAACTATTAAAACAATACGACAGGATGACCCTAACTTTTGTATTCATAATGGATTTCATATGGCGCCACGTGCTGGATTTGAAATTAGTAATGACTGCCCAAGACAATATAAGTTAATGATTATGGAAGCTATAAAGAATGGTTGGCTACAACCTATAGCATATATGAAAGAATCAGAATTTGTTTGGGAACAACTAGGAGAATAAAATGAACAGAGATTATCATAACTTACAATACATTTTAAGCAAAACACCAGAACAATTACTAGAGTGGTGGAACTCATTAGAAGATGAGGATCAAGCATATGCTATGGAAATCATTACTGAGTATCGTAAAATTTTAAATGAACCAATTGTAGAAGATTATTCTATTGCTAAAGAATATTTGAAAAAGTTTCAACTATGAAGAAAGTTTATTATGAAAAAAGAGGTCGTAGATATTATCCTGTGGCTGAGTATGATAGTACTTACATGGACAGTTTCCCTAAAGGTAATCACTTGGTCATGTGTTACCCGGGAGGAACCAGCCGTAGGTTTAACGTGGAACCTGACTATGCCGCGATGATTGCCGCCGGTAGAGTAGCAGAAGATGCTATCTGCCGTGCTATCAGCAAAGCATCAGAACTACGTCCAAAGAATACACCAATTACAGACACACAACAGAAGGCTTGGCGTAAGTTTTCTAAAGAAATGGGTGATGAATTATGCACACTATACGGACTTAGTGCATCTGATTGTGCAGAAGCAGGTGTTAAAGCTATGATGCTAGAAGCAGATAAGTTAATGACAAATCCTGCAGTAAAGAAAGCTTATGAGCACTTCCAATTGGTTTGCGAACTTACCCGAGAACATAATGAGTCGTGAACAAATCATCACTGATATGTGCATGACATATAGGCATGACTATGGGCTTGATAGAAAACCCGAGGATCCCCCATGGATTGCCGGCATGACACCCAATGAACGTAAGGGCTTGTGGAACACAATGGCACAAATCTATGACAACAATATTGCACCTAACATGATTTTAAAAAATGGCAAGTCTAGCTGAATATTTTGAAAAGAACAGATACAAGCCTAAGTATGAATTTATGGCTAGGGTAACCGGCATGCATGGTAAGATTCGATGGATTGGTAGTGTAGGGAATGACACTGTTATCAGCGAATTACGTGGTCCTGAATTACATATTCATTTGGATTTACCACTAAAAATTAATAATAAATATACTACTATATTGATTACTACACATAAGGGTGTAACTAGATTAACCAATTTTGATGACAAAAAACTTTCCAAATGATGACGTAACATGTGTAAGTCCATGGTATGAATTGCGTATTGATGCCAATGGTGACATGAGATGTTGTCATTCTATAAGGCAGAATGAGACTGAAAAATCTAATCTACGTTTTTTAGATTGGTTTAACCACGGTAATCAGCCCACAACTATTAGAAATAATATTACTAAGGGTGAAGAAAGTTCAGCATGTCAGGCTTGTTATCATAATGAAAAGAACAAATTAGTTAGCCACAGGTTGCAACGTAATATGCAAGCCGCAATATATAACGGGAAATATTTTAAACAAAGTTTAGAACAGAGTCCGGCTTTTAAACGCATGACTACTAACAAGACAGTATATCCTGCATTCATGCACGTTACATTAAGTAACTTGTGTAATATGAAATGTAGAATGTGTTTTCCTATGTATAGTTCACAGTTGGCTGATGCTTATAAAAAGATTGGCTGGATGAGTAATACCGAACCAACACTTAATGATTGGACAACAGATGAAACTAAGTGGAATGATTTTCTCAAGTTAGTTGAACATAATACACAATTAATTTCATTACACTTCATGGGCGGAGAACCACTATACCACAAGAGATTTTTTGAATTCGTTGATTGGTGTATTGAAAATAAAAAGACAGATTTTCATCTAACCTTTGTAACAAACGGTACTGTATACAAAGAAGATTTAGTTGAAAAGTTATCCAAATTCAAATCAGTTCAAATAGAAATTAGTATTGAAAATTTACATGAGACAAACAACTATATTCGAATGGGTTTTGATTTCAACGATATAAAAGAAAATATATCAAAGTTCATTGATAAGAAATTACGAATTATATTACGCACGGTCCCGCAAGCGTTAAGCATTGAAAATTATGATACAATTTTAGACTTTGCACTAGAACACAATCTAGGATTCGATAGTAATATTCTAGATAACCCAAAGTATCTAAAATGTGTAGTGTTACCAAAAGAATTAAAATTTGAAATAGCCAATAAAATTAGGTCTAAATATACTCATATATTAGCTTCTAATTCTAACATCAATGAAGTAGTTCACTATAGATCACCGGAAGGAATTAAAAAACACATTGAGTCTCTGTTAGTTTTATTAGAAGAAGCTGAACCGGACAATATTGAAGAATTGCGATATAAGTTTATTGAACACAATAAACAATTAGATATAGTGTGCAACTTAAAGTTCACTGGCATATATCCGAAACTGTTTGATTTTTATGAAAAATATAGTAAGATTTGATATAACAAATACTCATCCTATTATTATCAAGCACAATGGTATAGTCGTTGAATCTAATGAAATAGAATGTATAAAAGGGTTGAATGAATTTACAATCGAAGGTGACAACTTTATTGTAAATGATGTAACAATGTTTGATATGGGTAGTTTAGAGATAGTTAAAAATGCAAAAAATAACAACGGGGTGTGGTCATTAAAATATGAATATCCTGTTTTTAGTTGGTTGCATAAGATTTCACAACATGGATGGTTAATAAAGGAAGATAATGAATAAAACACTAATTGCAAAACCAGTAGTCAAGAATCAATTCTGGATAGTTACTGACGGTAAAGAAAAAGTAGGTAATGTGATTGCCGATGGATCTGGATTTGAAGTTAAATTAAATGGTAACAAGACACATTACAAGAACACAACTACCATTAAAAAGAAAACAAATATAGAGTTTGAACCTACTCAGAAAGTTGATAAGTCCACACACAATTTACCTTTTAAAGTAT